TGCAGCCCTGACCGGATTCATCGGATTCCTGTCCAGCACCGTTGTCCCCGCCCTGCTGGCGTTCTTCTCCGGCCCCGTCGGCTGGACCGTGCTGGCCATCGCTGCGGTGGTGGCCATGGCGATTGCATTCCGTGAGCCCCTGATGCAGTTCGCTTCCTGGCTCTGGGAGTGGAGCGAGTTCGCCCGCGAGCCGTTCGTGCGGCTGTGGGATGCGGTGGTGGGCATCGTCGCCGCCAGCCTGAACACCCTCACCGGCGCAATTAAGGCATGGGGCAATGAAATCCGCAAGATCTGGAGCGGCGATTTCTCCACCCTGCAAGGCATCGTCGATACGTGGCGTGATGCGGTGGTGGGTATTTGGACTGCCATGGGTGAAGCGTTCAATACCTATCTGGTCGAACCGATCCGCAACGCTTGGTCAACCCTGACCGAGTTCCTGCCCCGGGCAATGCAGAGCGTGGCCACGTTCGTCAGCGGGATCTGGAACGGGATGATCACCGGAATCCAGAACGCCGTGCGCGGCATGCTCACGTTCGTGGTAAATGCCGTGAACCGAGTAGGCGGCCTAGTGAACGTGCTGATCGATGCGTTCAACCGGCTGGCCGTTGCCGTGGGCGGGAGCACCATCGGCAGGGTCCCAGCCCTATCCGTCCCCGCCTTCGCCGAAGGTGGCATCGTCGATCGCCCCACCCTGGCCCTGGTGGGTGAGCGCCGCGAGCGCGAGTACATCATCCCCGAGTCCAAGATGCAGGCCGCCAGCTCCCGCTTCCTGGCAGGCGCCCGGGGCGCTGACGTGATCCCTTCGCGTGCCTCCAGCCGCTCCGAATCCGGTTCTGCATCCCCACAGATCAACGTGACCACGGGCCCGGTGATGCAGCAGCAGGACGGCAGCCGGTGGGTCAGCGTGGAAGACTTCGAGCGGGGCCTGCAGCAGGTCGCTGAGCAGGTGGTGGGCACCCTGCGCACACCACAGGCGCGCACCGCGCTGGGGTGGAGCTGAGCGATGGCCAGGGCACAAGCACAGTTCCTCAAGCTCACCGACGCCTCGGGGATCGTGCGCGAGCGCTGGCAGTCGTACTGGTCCACGCAGGTGACCTGGAGCTCAGCGCAGTGGGACTACGTGGCGTTTATCGCTGACGGGTTCGTGGAGGGCGACAGCGGCACGGAGCAGGCGATCAGCGTCAAGCTCCCCGCCACACCCCGGGCCGTGGTGGTGTGCGAGAGGGCCCGGGCGGCAGGCTGGGTCGTTGAGCTGCAGGTCTACCAGTTCGATGATTTCGCCGCAGCTGCTGGCCCAGTGGCAGGCCAGGAGCTCGTGGCCCAGTTCAACGGTCAGGTGGTGGGCGCTGCCGCCACGGTCACCACGTTCACCCTGGAGCTCGGCAGCGCACTGGCCCCGGTCGGCGCAACAGTGCCGCCCCGCACACTGACAACAGCACTGATGGGCGTGGGGTGCCGGTTATGAGCCCATTCATCCGCGGCACCGACCCCCTGGCCCTGCTGGCGATCCAGGCCGGCCAGACCCCGACGCCATCAGAACAGAGCGGCGCAGAGGGCAACAACCCCCTCGACGTGCAGCAGGCCGCGCACGTAATCGGCGACCCGGTGCCGATCGTGTTCGGCCGCAGGCGGAACGAAACAGGCGGGGTGTTCATCTCACCGAAGGCCACTGAATGCCGGTTTGAGAACGACACGAGCAACGCGGTCACGGCCTATTACCACCTGGTCCTGAGCGAGGGCCAGATCGGCCAGCTTCAGGTGCGAGACATCTTTCAACGCCAGTGCAGGGTTGGATCCGCAGCGCAGACCTACGACCGCCGCGCCGGAAGCTGGGAGCCGGCCAACGTGATCCAGCTGCGGGAGGGATTCAATAAGCCGGAGGCGACCTACCACTGCGGCTCGGTCGGCCGTTACCGGGGGATCAGCACGCTCTCCTTTGAAGTCACGATCCCTGACGGGTTCGACGTGTGGAACCGCCAGGTGCATGTGTTCGTGCGGGAGGGCATGGATGTGAAACGCTGGCTCGACAACCAGGCCGCAGCGCCGAGCGATTCATTCGCTGATCTGGCGTATTGGCTGATGGATAAGTCTGCCCGCATCCCGCTGCCGCTGATCGACACCGATTCGATTACCGATGCCAGCCGGTTCCTCGACGCCAACGACATCACCACGAACTGCTGGATCAGGGAGTCGATCAACTACAGCGACCTGCTCAGCCGGTGGGGCCGCTACCACCTACTCAGGCCAGCGACGGTGAACGGGCGGCAGGGCCTAAAGCCGCTGCTGCCGGTGAACAGCGACGGCACGATCAAGATCACGGCGCTGACCGTGGAGTACTTGTTTGATGACGGACTGGTGATTCCCGGGTCCGTCGATATTCGCTACAGCGATTGGAGCAGCAGCCAGCCATTCGTGGCGCAGATAATCTGGCGGCAGGAGTTTGAGGACTGCCTGGGGATCATGCGCACCGCAGAGGTGCGGTACCAGGGCACAGCAGAGAACGGCCCCTACGAATCGCACGACCTCTCGGCGTTCTGCACCCGCGAAGATCATGCCGTGAAGGTGGGCGCCTACATCCTCTCCAAGCGTGTGCGCAGCACCCACACGATCCGATTCAAGGTGCGGCCACAGGCTCACAACACCCTGCTTCAGCAAGGCAGCATCGTGCGGGTCCGGCTGGCGCGGGATCCGTTCAACGGTGGCTCTGCATTCCATGACTACATCTACCAGGTGGAGCGGATCACCAAGACTTTGGCCGGCGACGTGGGCTACGAGTGCTCCCACATGCCGGTAGATTCCCAGCTGCGCAGCCTGATCGCCCTGGACGTGGTGAACGCGCAGGGCACGGGGTATCTCTACGACTGCAACACCACAGGCCTGGGCTGTGACCTGAACTCGCCAGAGGATGACGACGAGATCCCTGACGATGATTGGACGATTCCCGATCCTGATCCGGGCGGGGAGATTACGCCGATTGATCCTGATGTGCCGATTGGTGGCGGCGGCGGCAGCGGTGGTGGTGGTGGTGGCACCGGCGAGCCCGAGCCCAACCCGAACGACGGCCAAGACAGCATTCCCACAAAAACCATAGGGTGCCCGGCTCCTGGCCAAGGCATTTTCGACGCTCCACATGTTGGTGTATGCGAAAATCCGATTGTCACTGCGGTGATGGGGAACCTAGACGAAAATGGTGAAGTCCTGGAAACTCCGCAAGTGCGGATGGAGATGCCAGGTTTCAGTATCCCACAAGTTCCGCCAGACGAACTAGGATCCAATGTCTTTGGCGAAAACAATTGGAACTACAGGTATGTAGTTTTTGATTACGAGTGCCCAGGCGGGCAAACGTACACCACTGATCCATGCTTGCTGGTTGATTTTGATCCAGAGCCGCCGTTTGATCCAACTGATTATCTATTTTTCCGTTTCCAAGGATCTGGAGCCGCCAGTAGTTGGTATTCCACCTCAAACAATACAGGCGTTGGAGCGCTGGCTCCAGGCGTTGACGGTGGGCCGGCTATTATCAATTGGATGTCTGGCGGCACATTCACATCCGAAGGCGGCGTGGGTGGCGCAGCGATTACGGTGTATGCCGTTGATTTTCAAGGCAAAACAGTTGCGTTCTTTGCTTGGGCCGGCGGGATTAACGCTGGCAGCTCAATCAGTGTTAGCTGGACGTGGGAATTTTCCAATGACCAAAATAATATCGATGCCACTTGGGCAGGAGTGTAAATCAAAATGACCACCTTCCCCGCCCTAGTCCCCAGCTCCCGCGTCTTCACCCCTGGCGAGTATCCCGCCACGGCGTTCTCGGGGTACTCAGGCGCTCAGAATCGGGTCAGGCATAGCAATGTTTTTCTGTCGGCACAACTGCGGCTGACATTCCTGGGCCTAACACAGGCGCAGATGCTGGACATCTGGAACCACTACAACGGCCGGCGCGGCGAGTTCAGGTCGTTTGACCTGCCGGCTGAGATTGTCAGCTACGGCAGCATCACCGACTACGTGCCAGGCAACTACCTGTGGCGGTACGCAGGGCCAGGGTCCGTTGAGGATCTACCCTGTGGTGGTCACAATGTCAGCCTGACGCTGGAGACAGTGCCGCCAACTGCCGCCAGCGTGGTGGGCGCTGACCTGTTCCTGCGGCTGCGGCTGAGCGCTGGCGTTGCCAACGGTGGCGAATATGAGCCAGGCATTAGCGAGTCGCTGACTTTCTCGATACAGACAGGAGCTGCATTTGCTGCATTGAATGGAATTATCGAATCGCTGGCTCTAGACCTTGAGCCAGGGGCTGCGGCCGGAGACGTGGAGGTTGAAGGGGTGAGTCTGTTTGTGTTCATGTATTTGCTGGATGGCGCGGGCGCAAACGAAGGCCGCGATGGAATTGATGAAACCATAAACCTGTCGCTGGCGGCCGGCGCAGCTGATGGCGGAGCCCCCGCGGATCCCGACTTTGCCAACGTGTCGCTGTTGCTGCACATGGATGGCAGCGATGGCAGTACGACGTTTGCGGATAGCAGTAGCAATGGATTTACAGTAACTGCCTATGGCGGTGCCCAGCTTACAACCTCCGATAAGAAATACGGTACAGCTGCTGGCTCGTTTGACGGAGCAAATGGCACCTACGTTCAAACGATAGCCAATAGTGCTTTTGCATTTAGAACTGGCGACTTCACTATTGAAATGTGGCTTAAGCCAACTACTATTGGCGGCAATGATGGCGTGTTTACGTTTGGCACGACAGGGCCTGCTTTATCGCTTTTCGCAAATAACTGGTGGCTAACAGACACTGACAATTCTGGATCCAACATGGGGGCAGCTAGCGCGGGTAGCTGGCAGCACATCGCAATCACTAGAAGCGGTACATCCGTCAGGCTGTTTAGTGACGGCACGTTGCGAGGGACTCTTACATGGACCAAAGACTTCACGCACAACCAGATTGATATAGGTCGCTACGCTCTTTCGTTTGGCACAATCTATGTCTACGACGGGTTGATAGACGACCTCCGCATCACCAAAGGCATCGCCCGCTACACCGCCAACTTCACTCCGCCGACTGCGCCGTTCCCTGATTCCTGATCCCTAGCCTGACCCCAAACCCCAGACCACCATGGCCAGCCTGATCTACAACTCGCTCCACGAAGACCTGGCCCGGGGCAACATCGACCTGGACACCAACACCTTCAAGATGATGCTGGTGACCAGCACCTACACCCCGAACAAAGACACGCACGCCGACCGGGCCGACGTGACCAATGAGGTGGCGGCGACCGGCGGCTATACCGCAGGCGGCAAGACCGTGACCTGCACCGTTGCCCGCGACAACGCGAACGACCGCACCACGCTCACGTTTGCGGCCGAATCCTGGGCCAGTTCAACGATCACCGCTGCTGGCGCCGTGGTCTACAAGTCCACGGGCACCGCGGCCAATGATCTGCTGGTGTTCTACAACGACTTCGGCGGTGACGTGACCACCAGCAACACCACCTTCAGCGTCGGCAGCAGCGTCATCGCCCTGCAGAACTGATGGCCAGCTTCCCAGCGGTTCGCCCCTCTAAGCGCCGCTACGGGTTCGGCCTGTTCCCCGTCACCACCGAGAGCGGTTTCGGTGGCGGCTCGGTGCGGTTCCTGCATGGCGATACGCGCTACGGCGTGAACCTGGAGCTGGTCTACGAAACGATCGGCCAGGACCGGGCGCAGGAGATCCGCGATCACTACCGTGGCCAGAACGGTGGCGCCCGTTCGTTCCTGCTGCCAAACGCGATCTGGGCGGGCCAGAGCAACCCCGACAACATCGTGCCGCTCGGCACTGCCTGGGTCTATGCCGCTGAGCCTGCGGAGACCCACCGCAGCGGCCTGCTGTTCGATGTGACGGTGCGCCTGTTGCAGGTCATTTAAGGGGCAGATCTGCAGACTGAGGCAGCAACCGCAGCATCCGTGGGTCCAGAGTTCGTCGTTGCCGCCCTTGGCTTGTGCGGCGCAGGTGTCACAGCCCTCTGGAAGATCGCCAATGGGCTAGGCAGATTTGAGGCCCGGACCACCACCATCCTTGGGGGGATTCAGGAAATGCTCAAGGATCACGAAGAACGGCTGAGGGACGTGGAGCGCCGGGCGGAGGGCGGCCGATGAACCGCCCCACCGTCATCGCCAGCATCACCTCAGCCGCCACCATGTCGGTGCTGGCAGGGATGCTCTACATCGTGGACTGCCGCCGCGCTGGCGGCGACGTGGAGCGCTGCTGGCTCACTGGGCTGCCGTTTATGGGCCTGGGCGGCGCCAGCGCCGGGGCGTTCAAATTGGGCTACGACACCCTCAATCCGAAACTACGCAGCCGCCGCCCTGGCGACCCTGACGCATGACTGACCTTCACCCGACCGCTGATCTGCTGCTGGGCTTGCTGGCCTGGCTGGCCACCACCGCCCTGGTGGAGCTGGTGATCAAGCCGGCCATGTTCCGGCTGTATCACCGCGCTGATCACGCCACTGGCGACCGCCTGCCCGATCTGAAATGATCACTATCAAGGGCGATCAGTTCCTGATCAACGGCAAGGCCCGGCGGCTGGCCGGCAATCACACATGGGACGTGGTGCAGGAGATCAACGGGAACCGCACGCCGATCGACAAGCTGACCGGGAACTTTACCCGGTTGTGGACGGTGGAGACAAAGGCGTTCGTCAACTCCAGCCCGCCGTTCGCTGGCGCTGATCCCGGCCTGATCCGCGTGAAGGGCGGGCCGTGGCGCAAGGATCTGAGCCTCAATGGCCGGTTCTACCGGCGCATGGAGAAGGCCGTTGCAGAGGCCGACCGCCGGGACATGGTGACTGGTGTGACCCTGTTCGAGGGCTCGATTCCTGATCTATTCCCGAGGGCCTGGGAGTTCCACCCGTTCAGGGGGCATGGTCCGGCGACCCACCACGACGTCCACACGAAGGGCCCGTGGAACCAGCATCAGAAGGCGCACATCCGCCGGATGGTGCGCACCCTGGAGGGCTACGACAATGTGCTGTTCGAGGTTGGCAACGAGCTCACCAAGCCCAGCACCGGCTGGTTTCAGGGCTGGGTGGTGAAGCAGCTCCAGCGGCTCACCGATGCACCCGTGGGCGTCAGCTACGCCCGTGGTGTGCAGCCCTCCGGCGGCCAGCAATGGATGCGCCGCACCGGCGCTGATTGGCTCGCCCCTGGCGGGCCTGCCCCCGTCGCCGGGTTCAAGGGCCCGCAGGTGCTCGACACGGACCACTCCTGGGCCCTCAGGTCGAACGTTCCGGGGCTGCAGACTGCAGCCAGGGCCGGCCGGCCCATCTGGCTGATGGACGGGTTCCGGGGCACGATGCTGGCCAATATCGACAGCCTCGCACCTGACCGCGCTTTCATTTCCTCCCTGCTATGACCTACGCCACCTTCCGCGCAGCTGCTGAGCACGTCGCCCGCGCCGGCGCAATGACCCCCCACCAGCTGGCCGCGTGGGAAGCCGCATGGGAGTCCGCCAGCGATGAGCAGCGCCAGGAGTTCACCGAGTTGTGGCGGGCGCAGGGCAGCCCTGCAGCGCCGGCGCCCGTGGCCGGTTGGCTGGCACCGGCCCGCGCGATCGTGCGCGAGTTCGAGGGCTGTCACCTGAAGGCCTACCTGTGCCCGGCCAATGTGTGGACCGTGGGATGGGGCTCGACCACCATCGCCGGCAAGGTGGTGAGAGAGGGTCAGAGCATCACCCAGGCGCAGGCTGATGCGCAGCTGGACGCCGATCTGGAACGGTTCTATGACGCCCTCGCCCGGGCGATCCCTGCGGTTGCTGGCTGGCCACCGAACAGGACAGCCGCGCTGGTGTCGTGGACCTACAACGTGGGAGTGGGGGCGATGCAGGACAGCACCCTGCGGCGGCGCATCCTGGCGGGCGAGGATTCGGCGCAGGTGGTGGCGGCAGAGCTCCCCAGGTGGAACAAGGCCGACGGCAAGGAGCTGCCCGGACTGACCCGCAGGCGGGATGCAGAGGTGGCGCTGTTTGTGGGGCAGCAGCTGCAGCAGGCCACCGGCTACGGCAACCCGCTGCAGGTGCCCTGGTACGCGCAGATGGATTCAGCCGACCGGGCCCAGGCGGCTCGAATGTGTTTCAGCTCCAGCTGCGCCATGCTGCTGCAGTACCTCAAGCCTGGGACCCTCGCCGGCCCGAACGGCGACGATCAGTATCTGAAGCGGGTCCAGCAGTACGGCGACACGACCGACCCGACCGCGCAGATTCGGGCGCTGTCGAGCTTCGGGATCCGAGCGAAGTTCACCAAGGTGGCCGGGTTCGCCGACCTGGAGCAGCAGATCAACCGCGGCGTGCCCGTGCCCTGCGGGTTCCTGCATCGCGGCCCAGTGTCAGCGCCCTCCGGCGGCGGCCACTGGCTGATCGTGGTGGGCTACACGAAGGATCACCTGGTCGTGCACGACCCGTTCGGTGAGGCCGATCTGGTGAGCGGCGCCACCCTGGGAGGCGTGGCCCGGTTCGCCAGGTACAGCCGGCGGAACTTCGGCCCACGGTGGATGGTGGAAGGCGCGAACACGGGGTGGGCAGTCATCGCTGAGCGCTGATGCCCTTCGATCACCTGATCGATCAGACCGAGCTCCAGCCCAAGAAAATCACCAAGGCCCGATTCCGCCGCAGGATCTTCGCCGAGTGGGACCACGCCTGCGCCTACTGCAGCGACCCGGCCGACACCCTCGACCACGTGCTGCCGCGCTCCCGTGGCGGGCTGACGGTGGCTCAGAACCTGGTGCCCGCCTGCCAACGCTGCAACGGGGCCAAGTCATCCACCGACTGGCGGGAGTGGTTCAGGGCCCAGGCCTGGCACTGCATCGAGCGGGAGGGCAGAATTGATGAGTGGCTGGCCGGGGGGCTAGGGCGTCGGGATGCCCCGGCTGGTGAGCATCATCCGTAGCACGTCGATGGCGTGATGGCCCGAGTAGCACCTGACCCGCTTGCCCATCCCCACCACCACCCAACAGACGCCGCCGTTGGTATCGGTTCCGACTGTGATATGGGGCCGATCGTCGCCAGACTGGGGGATCACTGCAGCGGCTGCCATGCTCGGCCTGAATCTCACCCTCAGCCTGTCGAGCTGTTTCGAGATGGAACGCGACCGCCGCGCCGCTGCACACATGAGCCGGGACCAGCTGGCGGAGCGCTGCGATGAGCTGATCCAGGCCTGGTACCAGCAGCAGCACCTGATCATTGAGCTGCAGCGCAAGGCGGCCAACCTGCAGGTGGAGCTGGCACTGAAGGGGGCGCCGCCACTGGGCGAGCCGACGGGTGAGCATCACCGGTGGGCGCGGGAGCTGGGGAGGCGGTCGGCGTGACGATGTGTGAACTGACCCGGTGATAGGTTGCCAGGGTGTGCACCACGGGTTACAGTGAGGGGACCGAACCGGGAACGGTTCACCGCTCGCCAGCCATGACCGCACCCATCTACGCCGAACTACGCGAAAAGGCTGCTGCCAAACAGCGTGCACACGATCGCAAAATCTTCAATGACGCCTGTAGTCAGCTTGCCGCCCACATGGACGGCCTCGGGTTAGTCGAGCTCTACAAGAGCGAGCTGACCAAAGAGATCAATCAATCCTGGCGCCGCGTATGGGACAGGCTTAACCAGGAGCGGACGGCGGAAAGCGTTGAGTTCAAGGTCAAGAATGTGACCTACTGGCTGACCCGCGATTTCTGACCGCACCCACGGCCCGCCGGAGCCTATCCGGCGCTCATTCACTCGCAACGACGCCATGAACGTCCAGCAACTAATTGAAGAACTCCAAAAACATCCGCCTGAAATGCGGGTGATTGTCGATGGCTACGAAGGCGGCTACAGCGATTGCAAGCCGCCAGAAACCACCCGGATTCGGCTGAATGTGCATGAAGAAGATAGGTGGTACTACGGGCGACATGATGACGAAAGCTATCCGTTTGGCGACAACAGAGACGGCGCCATAGAAACCGCATTGTTGCTGCCTCGCTAATGCCCCGCCAACCCAGCCGCGAGAAAACTGCCCGCCATCGCCTCCGCCAGGCTGGCGACCTCCCCCAGCTGCCCACCTGTCCCCAGTGCGGCCGCACCGTGATCAGCGACCGCACCGCGCCCCTGTGCTCCCGGTGCTGGAAGCAGTCGCCGGCTGCCAGGGAGTGGAACCGGGAGAGGGTGGCGAGGCAGCGGAAACGTGACAATCTGTAAACCGTCCGCCGTGGTGGTTGTCAGTGTGTGCCCCACGGGTTACAATTCAGAGCACAGGGGGAAACCCCACTCGGCAGCCTAGGGGCTGCGTTGGACATGACCACCGTCACCTCGGTGCCCACCATCTGCGGCGAAGATGCCATCCATCTCGGCGACGAGGTGTGGGTAAACAACCTGGCCCCCATGGCTGGCCGCTTCGGGCTTGTTGACTGCATGCCTGGGGTGGTGGTCGGGTTCCTGCGTGACGGGAAGGACTGGCTGGTGTCGGTCAAGCAAAAGGGCACCCTGGCGCTGCCCATCACGGGAGAGGCGTGGATCCATCACGCCGACATCAGGCAGATCACCCTTCGGTGACCCCACCCCGCCCGGCCTCAGCGCCGGGCTTTTCTGTATCCTGCAACCATGGAAACCTCTTGCACCTGCGGCCAAATCATGATCGGCACGAAGCCATCCGATCACCGCAACTGGCGCCCCAGCTGCCCGGTCCACGGCGCCGCGTCGAAGTGGTACAACTCGCCGGAGCAAGTTGAGCGCCGCGAGCAGCAGCGCATCAGGCTCAAGGCTTTGCAGATGGAAGCAGCCGCTGCACGCGCACGCATAGCCTGACCCCAGCAACACCCGCCAGGCCTCTCAGCGATGCCCAAACAGGCGGGTCACTCCTTCACCAACTCCCCCCAGCAGCAGCGACCCGCAGCCGTTCGCTCAGCCTGATCCAGTTCCGAGGGAATCCCCCAACCCTGCGCAGCGCCGGGGACGTGGGCTTCACCCTTTCAACCGGCACCAGCACCAGCTGATCAGGCCGCTCGCGGCGCCGCCTGCTCCGATCCCTCGGCTCCACCGTCCCCCGTTCCACCGCCACCAGCACCAACTGCACCGACTGCGACGCCAGCGCCGCCTGCAGCCGCTCCAGCCGCACCTCCAGCGCCCGTGTCGAAAGCCCCTCCTGCTGGGCCAGCTCCGGCCGCGGCACCTCCACCCCGTCAAGGCCCCAGGCCAGGGACAGCAGCCGCCGATCCTGCGGTGCCAGCCTGGCGATCAGCCCCCGCAGCTGCTCCGCCTGCCGCCACCGTTCGCGCTGCTCTTCCTCATCCTCTGGCGTGCGGTCGTAGGTGGCGCACAGGCTGCCCAGCTCTAGCCCGTCATCCGTCACCACCTGGTCAAGGCTGGCGACCGATCGGCCGTTCTCAACCACCTGCTCCAACACCTTCACGCTGACGCCCAGCTCTGCGGCGATCTCCGCCTGCGTTGGCGTGCGGTTCAGCTCCAGCTCAAGCCGCCGGGTGATGGCCTGCAGCTTCGCTAGATGCTGGCAGTGGCTGCCGGGGATGGCGATCGCCCTGCTGTACTGGTCAATATGACGGTTCACCCCCTGCCGGATCCACCACCAGGCGTAGGTGGAGAACCGATAGCCCTTGGCCGGATCGAACCGCTCTGCTGCCGTCAGCAAGGCCATGTTCCCGGCCTGGATCAGATCCTCGCGATCCTGCCCGGCGAACAGGCGAGAGCGGCGACTGATGAACGCCACCACCAGCCGCAGATTCGCTGAGACGAAGCGATCCCGCGCCCGCATGCCCCGGCGCCTAATGCCTGGTGGGCACGGGTCGGGATGGGTCTGCCATCGCTGGATGGCCGTGCCGAGTTCGATCTCCTCGGCTGGCGTGAGCAGGGGTATGCGCCCGATGCTGTCAAGCCACCAGGACTGGTTGGAGCTGGCTGGCACCGGGTCGAGTGTGACGATTTGCCCCCATCATAGGGTGCGAAAGGGGTTCCGATCCGGTATGGTGTGGGGGCGTTCACCACTCGCTACGCCATGGAACAGAACACCGCCACCCCGCAGCCCGACTGGGAGGCGCTGGGATGGATCACGCACCGCCAGCCGACAGCAAAGGATGCGGATGGACTTGGGCAGGTGGTGGTGCCAAGCACCATCAGCGCTACCCCTCGCACGGGTGATGCTCGCTGCTCTGGCTTTCGGCTGATCGTTCCTGGGCAGCCGTGGTGGTCGCAGTATGCCTCCGAGCCGGGCCATCCCACAGCCCCCTCCGTGGCCGACCGCATCGTCGCGCTGGAGCGGGGCCAGGCGGAGTTGGAAGCCACCATGCGCCAGCTGCTGCACGGGTCCCGGTTCCGCCTTGTTGTGGAGCCTCGCTAATGACCAACTTCATAACAAAAGACGGCATTTCAATTGATCCCGAAATCCCGCAGACATGGGAAGAGGGCGAAGAAATGGCCGCCGACCAGCACACTCCGCCCCCAGCCATGACCACCACCCTCTATGACTTAACCGGCGACGCCCTACGCCTGCAGCAGCAGATCGACGAGGCCGCCGCCGACCTGTTCAGTGACGATCCTGCCGTGGTGGCCGCGGCCACTGCCACGCTGGAGGGCCTGATCTCCGCCGAGTCCGACAACAAGGCCGCCATTCTCGCCAAGGCTGACGCCTGGTGCTGGGTGATTGACTCGCTCAGGGCCCGGCACGCTGCCCGCAAGGCCCGGGCCGATGCCCTGCGCGAGCTGGCCGCTGCCGATGAGCAGCAGGCCGATGCGCTGCAGGATCGGCTGATTCAGGCGCTGCAGAAGGCCATCCCTGATGAGACCTCCTATCAGTTGCCCGAGCACAAGATCACCAGCAGGAAAACCACGGTCCTTGAATTGGATCCTGAATTAGAGCCTTTAGATCTTTGGGACCGATACCAGCGAACCAAGGTGGAGTTCGACAAGCCGGCAATCAAGACTGATCTCAAGAATGGCCATTTCATCGGCGGCTGCTCCCTGGTGGAGCGGCGGAGCTGGAGTATCAAATGAGCACCCCTCTTGAATGCCCCGGCGCCCTGTCGGACCTGATCCTTCAGGCCGCCCGCCAGGCGCTGCCGGCTAACCCGCAGCAGCTGATCCGCCTCCCCGACTGCGGCGAGCGCAACCGCCCCCTCATGCCCCTGCTGGTGGGGCTGATCGATGCGGTGAAGGTCACGGCCACGGCTGTGGCGGACAACGCCTGGGACGCTGGCCCGGCGCTGCCCAAGGATCTCACGGACAGCCTGCTGGCTGATCTGCGGTTCATTTCTCAACAGATTCAGGCCGCCAACAATGCCTTCTAACCAATGGCCTACTACATCACCTACACCAAGGACAACGAACGCCATGATCTCGAATGGATCGCCGGCAACGGCTGGACCATCCCTGCCATTCGGCAATGTTTCGAGCGCAGGTTCTCGGGCGCTGAAATCATCTCTATCCACGAACGGCCATGCTGCTCCATCTGATCGCCGTCTGGCTGCTCAGCTCCGCCAGGACCAGGCCCGCCGCGCTCAGGCTGCTGCCCAGGCCGCTGCCGGTCGCCGAGCCGTGATTGCCGCCGCGCTGGCCCTGCTGGGCATGGTGGCTGGCGCCGTGGTGCTGGTTCGGGAGGTGGGGATTCAGGCTCAGGAGGTGTCACGGTGAGCGGATTCACCCCCGACGCCGCCCCCTGCCAGTCCGCCGGCGAGGGCATCACCCGGACCAGCGAGCCGGGCGCCAGGTTCTGGCCGGTGCAGATCCACTGGCCCGGCTGCCGGCCGATGCGCTGCACCATCCGCGCCACCTGCAAACGGCAGGCGTACCAGTTCGCTGAGCGCCGGCATCCTGATGCCAGCTCGATTGAAATCCTTCCTCGCAAGACTGCATTATGAAACCACGTAACAGCTCAACGCCTCGCTATCAAACGGGGCAGACGATCTACATTGCCGGGCTGCCTGGCGAATCATTCACGGTTGTTGGATTTGCTCCAAGGCGTTTTCAGGTGAAAGCGCCTAGGACGGCTGGATACATCAATGCTCCGGCCTACGTTGTGCGAGACGAAAGCGGGCGCACCATGGAGGTGCTGGAGAACAAAATGAGTTCAGCCTGCTTGGGCTGATGCTCCCCTGCCAGTGGTGCAACGGGACCACCCGAGTGGTGGACACTAGGTTGATCTCCCAGGGCCAGCGCCGCTGGCTGCGGTGCCAAGACTGCGGCCAGCTCACCCGATCAATCGAAACCTATGAAAGCGGCCGCCGGATTCCGGGGCCGCTTCCTGGTGTCAAGCGCCGGCGACCGGCCCGACAAGGGGCCAGCAATGGGCGATCGGTGCTCACCGATGCCGACATTCGCCGGCTCAGGAAGCAGGCCGCGGCAGGGACGCCCAGGGCCGTGCTGGCTAGGCGGTATGGGGTAACGCCCAACCACATCACCCGGATCGTGCGGCGGCGGGCCTGGCGGCACGTAGCCTGAGCCATGGAGCACCTCTTCACCACCGAACTGGTCATCCGCGACGGGATCCCCGTTTGGCTGATCCAAGGGTGGGGAGTCGAGTCGGTCAGTGCCAGCCGTCACGCGGCGCTGCGGTCGTTTCGCTGGAAATGCCAACGCCGCGGACTGCAGCTCCCAGTAGGGAGTGAGCAGCCGCGGCGGGGGCCTTCGGAGTGTGATGAGCCGGGGCTTTAGCCTGGGTTCAGTAGCAGCAGGATCATGCCCAAAGGCGGCAAGCCCTACAACACAGGCAAGGGCGGCGGGAAGAAGAAGCGCGGCGACTGGGAGATCTGAGTCTCACCAGTCACCTTCCCTGCTGACCCTGATCACGCGAGCACCAGGGCCCGCCAGCTCTAGGGCAGATGCGATGGCCTGGGCCTGGGTGAGGGCGTAGAGCTCGATGGGGCCGGTGGTGAGCTGGACGTGGTAGAGGCGGGGCATCACTGGGCCTCCAGTTCGGTGGCGAGGGCGAGGAGTTTGTGGCGGATCTTGCGGCGGTTTGCCGCCCGATCGGTTCGATCGCCAGCCGTGTGTGGCACCACTTGATCCGCTGCAGCGCGGAGGGCGGCGGCGGCTATCTTGCCGGCATGTTGTTCGCCGGTAGCGACATACAAAGTTTCATCGGCGTAGGCAGGGAAAGCAGCATCCAGCACCGCCTGAGCCGCTGGGGAGAGGGGCGCGGTCATTGGTTGGCTTCCTGTTGAGATGGCGAAACGATCCTCCAATACTTGCATTGCTCTTTTCTCATGCCTGGTTTTGCGTAGACACAGTTATGAAAATTGCCATCGTCAATTACGCACCCGTCTGGCTCTTGATGTGGCTCTAGGTCTACATGGCAGCCATACTTTAGCTGCAGTATA